GTTCGAAATAACAAATTATTTCTTTGGTGCGAATTTCTCTTTGATTGGTTTAAGAATCATATCGAAAAGAATATCGTCATATTTTGTTGGAGTAAGTTTCACAATTTTTTCAATCGCGTAAATACCAACCAAAACATATTCCCAATTTGCTGCTATCCATTCAGTCATTTTTATTCTCCGGTTTAATTAAAAGTTTAAGATAGCGTAATCATATGTTAACTGAACTGTGATATCTGCTACTTCGCTTGAATTATATTCTAAAGTATTCCAATTAGCTTGTGATATGAATGCTCCCTTTAAATTCCATTCCTCAACAATATCTCCAGTCGGACCTAACATATTAAAAGTTACATCTTTCTTATAAAAATCTGCATAACCATCACGTCCTGTTACAGATTCATGTGAAAGTCTAATCCATTCAATAACTGATTGTGCACCTGATGGTACAATTGGATCATACAAAGTTAATTCTACAGGTTGCCAAGTTGCCTTACCTTTAAGAAATCTTTTTACATTAATATGATCTAATGTAATAGTTTCAAATTGTACGCTTGGCCTATTTGCTGCCTTTACTAAAAAAGAAGGTATCCCATCAATGTACCATATATACCTATTTTTAACCTTTGGTTCGAAGGTTGTAAAGAAAATCTCTTGTGCTGATAAAACATCTGGCATTACTATCTCCAAATTAAAATAATATTTTCACTTCAATAATAAATATAAACTAATTACAAAACCGATAATCACACTTTTTCATAGTTTTTTCATAGTTTTATAAATATCTACTTCTCTATAAAATAAATATCAAGAAAACAAAAAACCCCTCAAATACAAGAGGGGTTTTTCATTATTTTTATTCGAATTAATTACTATTCTGGAAACGATGCCCCAGTTGGTAATACTACGAAATCCAACACTATGAACTCTGCAGTTCTTGTAGGTTGTAATAGAATTTGTCCAACAAGACGATTTCTATCAATCACATCTGGTGTGTTATTAGAATCATCCATAACAACACGAAAAGAAGTTAGCCCACGAGCCTGTTGAATTGATTCAAGATATGGATTAACAATATTCATGAATCTATTTCTTGTTTGAACATCATTTTGTTCAAACACTAAGAATCTTGAAGCAGAAGCAATAAACTTCTTAACTGTAATCAACAATCTACGAACATTAATTCTATCTAATGCTGAAGGTAATCCTTGTAGTGTTTTTTGTCCAAATACAGAAAATCCTTGTCCTGTAAAATGAGCTATAGGATTAATTCTAGCATCATACAAATCATCTCTTTCAGGTCCTCTTAACTTTTTCTCTGCCCCTGAAACCATAGATAATCCACCACGATTCAACCCTGCTGGTGCGAACCATTCACTTGCTACTGCATCATTATTAGCAATTGCATGTGCAATTACTACTGATGGCGGCACCCAAGTTTGTCTACCAGTATTACCTACTACCTTCACCCAAGGATAGTATACCCCTGCATAATTAGTATCTAACGGTTTAACAGTTGTCTTTGTGGTATCAATTGAATCCCCATATGCGCTTGGATCGAGTATATAAAATGCATCGGCTCTATCTTCAATTGCTGCTATTGCATAATTGGTAATAGATGAATGCTGATTATGATTTACGCCAGGCATCAATAATAGATTAAAATCTACTCTCTCTGATTCTTTAATAGTATCAATCGCTCTTTTATACGAAGTATATCCAGCTGTTGAAGTACTATTAATATTAAATCCTTGAGTATTAGTAGCTGTTATATTTAACCCAGTATTAATTGCTGTATGTGGGTTATTACCATCAAATCCCCATTGGAAAGGAACTTTAAACTTCCTTTGACTCTTATGTGAATTAGTAATGCTTATTTTAGTACTACCATTTGCAAATGTGCTTGTACTAAATACTGTACCAACATCAGCGTGACCTAACATATCTTCAAGACTCATTGATAATTGGGCACCCAAAGTCAATGTTGCACCTGTAGCATTTGCAGGTATCGGAGCCAAGAAGTTTCTATTATCTAAATCATCAAAATCAAATCCATATGCTGCTGGAACTGCCTTTAATTGAGTTGTGAACGGATCAATTTGAGTTGATGTCATACTTGCAGTTACTACTGAACTTAAAGCTGCATATATATTAGTAATAGATGTTCCAATTACTCCAACACCGCCAGTATTTCCAGGTGGTTGTACTGGTAAATTTACTGCACCATGTCCCATTGGAACTTGTGTATCAGGTACTATACCATTTTTGATATCATCATAATCACCAACTCTAATATATTGTGAATTATTAGGATAATCACCATATTCTGTTATATCTCCATTTGAATCCGTTGTAATAAACTTATCTCCAATTTTTCTTGCAAAAAAGTTAGTAGCACTTGGATCCATACTAAGATCAATATGTGTTTCTAATTGATCGTTATGATTATTTTTACCTGGATTATATCTTTTAACCACTACACTAAATGTACCATAATCAGATCCCGCAACATCTGCTGGGGGAATAATGTTATTTATTTCAATATAACATATTTTATTAGATCTAGTTCCTGCACTTCTTGTATAGCATCTAAATAAGTCATATCTTGTTGAACCAGCCAATTGTGATTGTACATATGGTGTTCTTGCAGTAGAAGCTTCTTTATTACCCGTCCAAGCACTTGCTTGTCCCGTATTTGAAAAAGAAGTTGAACCACTTGTAAAGTTAAGTGAACCTGTTGCAACATATACTGACGCTGCCTCTTGTCCACCACCGCCTGCTGCAGGCGCACTTATGTTTGCTCTAAAATTACCTGTTTTTCTGAAATGTGAATATACATAATGAAGTGCACTTGTTCCACCAGCACGTGTTGTCGCTTTTGGTTCTATAGATAACACTTTATCTAAATAAGCATCACTTCCTGAATCAAATGATAATGCTACACCAGCTTGTGAATAACTACCATTTGCAAAGTCTATAGTAAATGCACTAGCTGAATACTCTGTTGTTGTTGCACTAATATTAGTAGCATTATGTGTTCCTTCTGCTGGTGCTAATACTGCTAACAAAGCACTACCTGATTCACCAGTTTCACCTACTGATTGATCTGTATGTCCACCACTACCAGAAGCAAAGATGTATATTACTTCTCCAGCTCCATAATGATATCCATCTAAATGTAAAGTTCTTACAACCGTTAATGATGTTGCACCTCCTGTAAAATACTGCCTTGCAGTTATAGGTACAAAATATTCATTTTTATCCTCTGTATTATCACCGAAAATCTTATTAAATTCGGAAATACTTGTTACGGTAGTAGGTGTAAATGCAGGTCCTTTTTCTGTAGGACCAACAAGTGCTGCACCAATACCAGCTATTCCTTGAGGTAAAAATGATAAGTCGCGCTCTTCTGTAAAAACGCCAGGACTAATAATTGTTTCAGCCATTATTGTCTCCCTTATCTGTTTATGTTATTGTTTGAAATTAAGTTATAAATTTTATTTAAAAAAACTCATATATAAATATAAATGGAAATTTCAAAAATAGTTGTTTTACTCTTATTTATTAACTTTGTTTCGTAAATTCGTTATTTTTAGTGTCATAACTACCCTCGCCATACTTTTCTTGTAATTTTGCAAGAGATGTTTGCTCATCCTGTTGATTTTTAACATAACTATCTTGAGCCTCTTGTTCAGAAACATCTAACCCATCCAACTGTCGTTGTAAAAGTAATCGTTGTACTGAAACTTGCCCTAATGTTTGTTGTAAATTAACATAATTAGCACTTATTGTTTTAAGTTCGGTAACTTCTTCTTCAGTAAACTGAACTTTGTCTTTTTTTGCCATAACCATATTCTCCTATATGTGATATAGTTTATTAATTATATAAATATTATGTTTTATTTTAAAAATTGATTTTTTTAAATTTCAATAACCTTATAAATTCTTTCGCTTGAATCTGAACCACTTAATTCTGTTGCTTTTGTGTTAGCATCTGATTCACTACTAAATTCCCATATTTGATCACCACTACCACTCAAACGAGCAACATAAACATTTCTCTTTGCAAACCATGGATCTGTATGTGATCCACTCACATTTACACTACCACTTGGTGCTTGAAATAATTGTTTTACTACTCTAAAAGTCATTCAGATTCTCCATTCTACTATAAATATACATTAAACATATAATTCTTTTAAATGTCTAATATTTATGCTAAAGCTTGGGTAGACTGTTGAGTTTGTTCAGGTGTTGGTGTATATTCTCCTGTTTCAGGATTAATACTACCAGGACCATACTTATTTGTCAACTTTCTAGAAAAATTAGCTTCTTTTGTTTGATTAGTTTTCCATTCTTCTTCTACAGCAGTTCTCTGATTGTCAATAGTTTCTGTCTGTCGAGCTAAATTTATTTTCTGAACTTCAACTTGACCAAAAGCTGCTGAACATTGATTATATGTTTCCATAACCTCTTTTAGTGTTTCCATCTCTCCCTCAGTTAGATGAATACTCTGATTTTCTGGTACTGCTTCTTTATTCTTAGATTTGCCGGTGTTTGTCATAACTTTACTCCATACTTGTTTGTTTATACTTATATAAATATATAAACCCATTAGAAAAAATCATTTTATTTTATCCTGTTTTCAATAAATATTTATATTTTAATTTTATCATCAATAATCCCTTTTAATTTATTATAACACTTAACACATAAATGAAACTTTTTACAGTGACCATCCTTATTTGGCGGACTCAATAAAATTGCCCCAAAAGCTATTAATTCTTTCTTACATCTATCACAAATTGGTTGGATCGACATACTTAAATATTGCCTCCTTAATTTGCCACTCTTCTACCTTATCATAAATAACTGGATCTGTTATATCTCTAAGTAAAGTAAAATTAACTTTACCACCTATTTTCTTTTTATCATAATTTAACATTTTAATAACATCTTTATAATTTACCTTACTTCTTAAAATTGGTAAACTATTTACATTTAATAATAATATTTTAATACAATTATTACATTTTTCTTGAGATAATATACCTGTCAAATAAGATAAATAAATTTCACATAACATACCATAACCAACAGCTTCACCGTGTTTTATATTAGTTAAAAGTTCTATAGCATGTCCTATTGTATGACCAAAATTTAAAAATCTTCTATCACCAAAATCCTTATAATCTATTTTTACATAATGTAACTTAACTTTTAAACTTTTATAAATTATATCTATAATAGTTGTTTCATCAATAGATTCATAATTAAATAAAGATTCATCTCTTAAAAACCCACATTTTATAACTTCATACATTCCTGAAAGTAATTCTCTATTTGGTAATGTATCTAAAAAATCAATATCAATAATAACAAGTCGTGGATCATTTGTCATTCCTATTGCGTTCTTTACCTTTCCAAAATTAACACCAACCTTCCCACCAACCGAAGAATCAACCATTGATAACAAAGTAGTTGGCACCATATAAAATGGAATACCTCTCATAAATGTTCCAGACAACATACCAAAAAAATCTCCCATTGAACCACCACCTACACTACATATTGGACTATATCTATCTCTCTCCAAATCAATCAACTTCTTATAATACTTTTTTAAATTATCAAAAGTTTTTAATCCTTCTCCACTTTTAACATAAGATTTTTTACTAATTAAATCTATATTTTTATTTTTAAAAAAATCTGATACGAAATGTGTTATATTTTTTACTTTATTTATTATAGGATATATATTTTTTCCTAATAATATTGGATATTTATCTGCATCCAAAATTAAATTTTCAAACTCTTCATAATATATTTTTCTTTGATTCCAAATCTCATCAATATTCTTAAAGACACTATTAGTATCTTTTATTCTATCTTTTAAAATTTCATTATCTTCTCGTAAATAGAATGTAGAATTTTTATGAAATATATCTCTATTTGATTTTGATAATACTGAACCACCACCTGTAGATACAACCAAATTATTCTTTTTAGCAATATCTGTTATTATTCTTTCTTCTAATTTTCTAAACTTATCAATACCCTCACCAATAGTTATAAATGTTACTGGACTCATTTGATATAATCTTTCAAATTCTTCATCAGTATCCATAAAGGTCATATTTAAAGACTTTGCTAACTTTCTACCAATAGTAGTTTTACCACTGGCTGGCATTCCTACTATAAAAATTACCATCTTGCTGTTCTCCTCATGTGATGCATTAACTGTTCTAAAGAATCTCCCCCAAACTTTTCTAATATAAAATCTAAAATAACAAAACTTACCATACCTTCTGCTATTACTGAGGCAGCTGTTACTACCGATGTATCAGACCGTTCCTTAAACGCTTCTATTGGTTTATTAGTTTCAATATCAATTGATTTAAGTGGTTTCATTAATGTACTAATTGGTTTCATTATACCACTTATGACCAATGGTTGTGTATTAGTCATTCCACCTTCTATTCCACCTGCATTATTAGTTAACCTATTACCATCCTCAAAAATCTCATCGTGAACTTCACTTCCAAAATGTTCTGCCATTTCAAACCCCATTCCAACCTCTACACCTTTAACACCATTTATAGAAGAAATAGCTTTTGTTAATTCAGCATTAATTTTTTTATCCCAATGTGTATAAGAACCTAAACCATACGGTAAATTTTCAACTGTAATTTCAAATAATCCACCAACTGTATCCTTTTTACTTTTAGCTTTCATCACATAACGTTCATCTACATTACTACTAATGTCTATTCTTATATCTTCTAAAACTTTCATACATACGGAACACAACGCAACTCTCATCGCTGTTTCTCGGGCTGATGCTCTTTCACTTACATCTCTTATATCATCAAACCAAAACTTCTTCATTCCTGCTAAATCTGCATGTCCAGGTCTTGGAACTGTAACCTTTTCTACCTCTCTATAATCTACATTATTTATAATCATTCCTATTGGTGCTCCTATTGTTTTTCCTTTTCTTACACCACCATAGATTTCAACAGTATCAGATTCTAATTTCATTCTATTACTTCTTCCAGGTCCGCCTTGTCGTCTTTTTAATTGAGAATTAATATAATCTTCTGTTATTTCTACTCCTGCAGGTATACCATCAATTATCCCAACCAAACCCTTTCCGTGAGATTCCCCTGATGTTAAAAATCTAACTTTGTTCATAAAATCTCCAAAATTCTGGCCAACTTTTATTTACATGGTTTCTATTTTTAACTTCAATAGTCATATCATCCCATTTGGCCTTTAATGATAGTGCCTGAATAACTCTATGGTCCTCTGATGTTATATAAGTTTTATTTATCTGTTCTTCCATTTCATTTAATCTATTTGATTCATGATTAACCAATTGTGGCCACAATTTAGTACCTTCATCTTTTGTAATTAAACCAAATACTCTTGCAAAACAATAATCTTCTGCACAAGAATATTCAAATATAGAATCATATCCTAAAAAATATTTGGCCTGTTTTTCTATAACTTTATCAATAACAATTTCTATTTTTTCTCCTTCATTCCAAAATTTAACAGCTGTTTTTGACATTAAAATTTTTTCATTATCAATTTTTATATCTTCATCATTCCCCATTAAAATTGAAGCACTCGCCCATTGAGACGTACCATAATCCAATTCCAAAAGTTTTTCTAATGGTAAATTAACTATATCTTTATCATTACAAATTTTTCTCTTTTTCAACATTGGACCAACAACAAACTTTTTATCAATATCGTTTTTCCAACAATAGAATTTTAAAAATCTCGATAATGTAGCAGATTCTCCTACATCTATAGTTTTATGATGAAAATTTTTCACCGCATTTACAGTACTCTTTAAATCATCACATAATTCCTTACCATCCAAAAAATCTATTACTCTATTATCCTGTAATGATAAAATACAAAGTCTAATATACCAAGATTTATCTAATGGTAAAAATCCTATCTGATTGCTTCCCAAGTTTTTAAAACCTTCCTAAATAAAATGTCCAACTCCCTTGGTAATACTGCCTGATCACTATCTGTTAAAGCTTCTTTTGGATTATGATGTACCTCAACTAAAGCCCCATCTGCTCCAGCCGCTATTCCAGCCAATGTGTGAGATAAAACATACTTTCTGTTGCCAGAAGAATGACTTGGATCAATAACTATTGGTAAATGACTAATTTCTTTAATAGCTGGAATTATACTAACATCTAATGTATTTCGTACATGAGTATTAAATGTTCTTATTCCCCTTTCACATAAAATAACTTCATTGCATCCATTTGACAATAAATATTCTGATGATAATATAAATTCTTCCAATGTAGCAGACATTCCTCTTTTTAACAAAACTGGTTTACCAAGTTTAGCAATATCTTTCAATAAACTAAAATTCTGCATATTCCTTGTACCTATCTGAAATACATCTATTACATCAAAAGATTTTTCTGCTGATTGTATATCTAAAACTTCAGAAACTATTGGTAACCCTGTTTTTTCTTTTGCCTTCCGTAAAAAATAATCACCATCCTTTCCTAAACCTTGATACGAATAAGGACTTGTACGTGGTTTATAAATTCCACCTCTTAAAAAAGAAACACCTAATTTTTTTAATTCACAACATAAATCAACATATTTATCACCATCATCTAAAGAACATGGACCCGCTATTAATACAGGTCTCTCTCCTATAATTTTTCCACCTATATTATAAACTGAATTTTCTTTTTTATACTCTCTACTTGATAATAATAATTGTTTTTCTTTTGCTGAATCAAATATAGACGAATAAATTTTTTCAAGATGACGATATAATATTTTATCATTAGATTTAGAATATAACCTATCTATAATTTCTGTCTGTCTAATATTATCCTCTATATGTAATCCAAATTTCCTTTTTATTTCAGAAATTTTTTGAACTACATCAAATCTCTTTTTAAGAATATCTAACAAATCATCATCTATTGTATCTATTTGTTTTCTAAGTTTTAATAATACTTTATTCATTTTCTTTTAATGCCTTCTCTAACAATTTTTGTCTAAAAGTACATCTTGGTTGATCAACACATATGGTGCAATATGGTATAGAATAAGGTTTTTTATCTTTATAAACTTGTTGTATCGTTGGATCATAATCAAATCCATCTTTATCCCAAATAATATCCTCTAATGATATACTTCCAAATTCATAATCACTCATTAAAGGTCTCTGAGTCTTTCTCCATTCATCTTTTAATTGTCCTTCCAAATGATTATCACATGCTACCCAATCAATCCAATGACCTTTTTCTTTAAGTCCATCGTGTTTTATAGCATCAACTGGACAATTTCTTAAACAATCATCACATCCAATACACGCTTTTAAAATACCAAAATCTGGTTCTTTTTTATATCCAGTAATTTCCTCTTCGAATCCCAAAGCACATATTTTACAATTAAATGCAAACTTTCTATTATGTACTAAACTATTTTTAGCTATAACTCCTAACCCAGCTAAAACTGCGGCCTTTTTAAAATCAAAATAAATATGTTTCCAACTATTCAATTTTTTTAATATATCAGAAACTTCATAATAAAAATCATACATCGCCGGATCTGGCGCAAATTTAATAACTATGAGAGCGCTCTCAAATTTTCTCCAACTACTATCTGTTAAATAATTATACTTTAATCCTGGACTTTGATAATGTATTTTAAGAGGAGAATTTGCACACTTTATCATTTCCTCTTTGTTTATCACACCAACATCCCATCCCTTTGGATCAAATAATTTATTAATTTCTTCAAATTTCATAATAACGTTAATGCTCCAATTAAAATAATTAAAACTGCCCATACACTTAACACTTTTATATAGTCAATTATAGGTGTACCAAAATACATTTTACCTATAGCTACACACTTATGAACTGGTGATATTAAATACCCTGCATATTCTACTGCAAAAAACATTGTAAAATATTCAATACCAAAAAGTTGTGTTAATAAAACTGTTATTCCAATAAATTTTCCTGATGATCCTAATACTACAGAAACTAAAAATCCTAAACCCGTTGAAATATATAAATTTGGATAATATGAAATGTACCCAAGAAAATAATCATGATATGTAGAAATAATATTAGATAAAATTATTACTATAAATACTGTTAATAACAAATTCCAATTTATATATTTCTTAATATCAATTGAATTATTTTTTTCCTTTAATATATTATTTCGTTGTATTTCTACATCACCTTCCTTCAAAATAAATATTATATAATAAGAAATGTATAATACAGTTACTAACAGCAACGGTGCTGTATATTTTAAAACTTCTAAATAAGATAAACTCAATGTTGCAATCGGTAAAATAATTGTCTTTTCGAAAGGGCTCCATAAATAATAATGATGCGTAGCAAGATAATCAATTATTCCAAATTTAGATCTAGATTTTCCAGACTTTGGAGCAACCGTATCTAAGATTCCTGCCGACACTATTACCCTTCCTGGTATTGGTAATATTCCTGAAAATAATGATATTAGTGTAACAACACCTTTTTTAGATTTAACTGTATTCGCTATATAATTAAACAAGTTCCTAAAATATCCTTTTTCTTTAATTATTCCAGAAATAATCATAACTCCTAATAAATAAAAAAGATAAATTTGATTTTTAAGTAATAGTTCTATCATAACTTTATCTTAACTTCTATACAAGGAAATATAACATCTTTACCAAACTCACTATTAGTATCAATTTCAATATATGGTGTTATTTGAACTGCACAATTTTCCATTTTATAATTATAAGTAAAACCTATAAACGTTTGCATATGTGAATACTCTGATTTTTTTTCTGTATATGTATATTGAAAATGTGGTTCAAGTATAATAAATAAAGTTTCTTTATATCCAAATTGTGGTCGGTATCTAAAAACATCATTTTTAAGTTCTCTAAATCTATGTTCAAATCTTGAATTATAAAATAGGTTATTAAATTTAAAATTTTTCCATTGAAGTCTATACCAATCTTCGTTTTTATCTACTCTTTTAATTCTTCTATACTCAATTCTAAATGGAGTATCTTCAAAATCATACTTCAAAATATGTTGTAAATAATCATAATTAATATATTCTCTACTACCAAATGCGATATTACCCATTTGAACATAAGTATTCATTTCTAATCTATCAAAATCATTTTGTGATAATGCAGTAGATATTAAAAGTAGCCATAATAATTTTTTAATCATATAACTCCTTTATTTTTTCAATACAAATATACCCAACCCATTCCAAAAATCATTTGGATCTTCTCCAATTGTAAAAACTTCTTTTTCATATAAAGTATCATACTTTAAATCTTTTATAGCCTGTCTTATTCCATTTCTTTGCCAATTCCAATCATCCACAATTAATATAAATTTATCATCAAAAATTTCATTATAATATATTAAAGAATTATATTGTAAAAACAAATCATGAGAACCATCATAAAAAAAAACATTTACTTTAAAATCAAAATTATTTAAATTAAAATCATAACAATCTTTATCATATGCGTTAACTTTCTTATTAGTTCTAAACTTTTTTACATTTCTTATGAAATTACTTTTAGGATTATCAGAATCTTTCCAATCTATATCTTCTCTAATTGGCGATATTCCTTGTTCACTCCAATTATCTATAGCTATAGCTTTCAAATTATTTTTATATATTGCAGAACAAAAAGTTGCTCCTTCATAAACTCCTATCTCAAAATATCTACAATCGTCTATACTACAAATATTATTAAGAAAATGTTTAACCTTTTTACTTGTTAGACCTTTAATGTCTAATACTTTATCAATTAATTTTGAATTTTCTTCTTTTGCTCTATTAAAACTATCTTCTATATGGTTAATAATCTTGGAACTTACCACTTGAATCCTTATAACTAGCTATTTCATTACAATAATTACAATCCCAACATTGAAATTTACAAACTTTAATTTTATCTCTCCAAAAATCTAATCTTTTTTGTGGAATTCCTATAAATTTTGAATAAAAAGAAAAAGAATTATCTTTAATAAATTTTTCACCTAAAACTTTTTTTCCTTTAACGTAATCTTTTATAATAACCATTGTTTCCATTAACTTGCCTGGATTTTCCCTACCATGCATTTTAAAAATATCTACATATTCCAATAATTCATCCCACTCTTCTTTAAATAAAGGAATGTCTGCTGTTTTATAAAGATATGCAGGATCTTCCTTTTCCCATTTTGTACAAGAAATAGAAGAAATCTCTGTTGCAAAATACTGATTATCATTCATACTCATCATATTATTATAACTGTAATGTTCATCCATAATAGGACACCTACCCAAACATCCTTCATTTGTCAATAATGCTATCTTAACTATTTTATCATATTTATCTTTAATATGATTTTGTGCCTTTTTAATTCTTTTTAACTCTTCGTGATCTCTCATTAAAATTCTATCAACATTTACATAATCAAAACCTTGCTCTGCACATTGAACATAATCTTGGGCGGTGGATACTTTTCTTAAAATTGTATTTTTAATTTCCATCTCTGGAAAATTATCTTTCAATCCCATAGCAACCCAATGTGTATGTGGAATAGTCATACTTCTTAACCCATTTTTATAGAGTGGTTTCAAATTTTCTATAAAAATATTCAAATTATTATATGAAGGTGAAACATTTATATTATTAAAAGTAGCACTAACCTTTATACCAATAGTATTTTGAATCTCCATAGCATTAGTAAATAAACTACCAAAAGAGTCTTCCATAATATTCATACCCATAGCGTCCTGTAAAAATGGTGGTACTCTACAGGTAAAATAAACATCATAAATATATTCTTTATATTTATCTAAAAAAGGAAGATATATTTCATAAAAATTATTTGAATCTACTAATGAATTTAATGGAATTGAAAATATTTTTGACATAAAACCTCTTAAAATTTAATTATTATACTGACCCAGATATAATGTACTCTCTTACTTGTACAATTGTTGTCTTACTATCTATAGCATCTCTTTCTACTTGTTGAGAACCTAAAATATCTACTGAAGCGGATACATATACATCTCTTTTTAAAATAACATTCTGTGCCAAAGTTCCTACGGTTATACCTCGTTTTTGTGCTAAAAGAGATAACATTGGAGTAGCGGAAGCAGTATTTTGTGTATATACACTTGCTTCATTATATTGTTGTCCCCAAGTTTCTTTTTCTCCTGAAAAATTTTTATTAGTTAATAATTGAAACTTTTTATCATAATGTCGTTCTACATCCATTTTTTTAATTTTTTTCATAAATGAGAGTACACTTCCTGTTATCTCATTTGGCATATACTCTCTATATTCTTCTTCTGTAGTAACAACATTTGACCCTATACTAGATCTATTATCTATATATCCACGTATATTACCATACCATTTTATTGAACTAGATTCCTCTGTTGATATTTCTTGTATATCATAAACTTCTGCATCCAATCTAATTAAATCTTCTTCTTCTAAAGTACCATAAGACCATCCACCAACTCCACCTCTCCCATTAATAAATGTTGGGTGTGAACTTTGATTTGGTAATCTATATAGTATATGTTTAATAGCCATTATTCTAAAATATCCTTATCTAAGTTATAATTACCATCCTGTAATAACATTGTTGGTTGATTTAGTAAATATTTTCTTGCTTCCTTAACTGGTGGTAAATATTTTCTTTCTGCATCTTCAAGTCCAGATTTAAGTTCAAAATACTCCTTTGTTGCTTTATTAAAAACTTTCTGTTGGTCATCCTTGTCCATGTTTATAATAGAATCCATATTTCCAACTGAAATAGATCCTAATGATAATAAATCTAAGGTAGCTTGTCTTGCCATTCTTTCTATCCAATATTCTTTTTCAATTTCATCATCATGCATTTTACCTGCCATTAATTCTTTTAAATTATATTCTGTATCTGCTTCATCTAACATATCTAAAAATACTTGCGATTCTTGATTACAATGTTCTATATTTTGTTTTATATTTCTAATAGAAATATCATGTTCTTCTAAATCTACATTTAACAACTCTACTGACAAGTCATCATTTAACGATTTCGCCTTTTCAATATTTTCAATCGTTATTTCTTTTTTTACCTTTTCTCGTTTCAAGTTTAATTCTGCAGATTCTTTACCACTCATTCTCGATTTCAATTCCAAAAAAAGTTGTCTAATTTTCCTAACAGGTGAAATTTGTGGATTAACCACATAATTTCTAATTTGAAATCCTGACATTGGAACTGGATTATTTACTATAATTTCTAATAACTTATCTAACTTTTCTTTATTCATAACTCTTCCCTTTAATTAATTAATTATCTCCAACAAGTTGCCGCCGAAGATGCACCAAAATCTCCTGCATCACTAGCCGATCCAGCATCTGGTACATCTAATCCTGGACAATCAACATATGTATCAGTCATATGGGATATTTTTGAGGACATAGTATGTTGTTCTGGTCCTGTAGATGAATATCCACCCAAAGCTCTTGCATAATTATTTCCCATTAAACAATTTGACTCTGAATTTCCTACGCCGCCGATAATTCTACTTGGAGCCAGTCCAATACTTGTATTAGTGTGGGTTGTTCCAATTATATTTGCAACATATGTATTTTTATCAGTTGTGTGCCAACTTCCAATATAATATGCTTTATTTTCTCTTGTTGAACATGCCAAAGCCTGTTGATAAGCTGCTGCATTTAACATTCCTGAACTCGTTGTCCAACTATCATTTGAAAAAACAAGAGCTCTACCATTTGTTCCTGAATCTTGCCAAAACCCATGTTGTCTATTACCAGTAAATGCTGCTGTATGATCTCCTAAGGATGTTGGACACGCAGTTGTAGTACTTAATGAATCTGAAGAAAAAGTATATTTATCTGTTTTAGCAGAACCACCACCTGTTGTATAACATGCAATTCCTTCATATGTAACTCCTTCATGATAAACTCTAGCATCTCCACCTGACATTGTTCCTGTAGTTATAGTTTCATCACCATATCTAAGAAAATTAACACCACTATCAGCTACAGAATGTGAAGTTCCAGTTGAACCAACTCCCCATGCAATTCCTTTTGCTGTTCCAGAACCACCACAAAGATAATTTGCCACATGACTTGCAGTTGCACTTATTTTAGATGTACTATCTGTTCCATAATCAGCTCTATTTATATAATTTGTTAATATGGTATTTCTATATCCACATATAGTATAACCACAATGTAATATATTTCTAAATCCCTGCATTAGTCGGGAATCATCAATTACTACATAACTACCTATTTTATACGCCATTCTTTATCTCCTTAACTGTTATAAATATACAACAATTTATTCTTATTCATTTATTTTTTCTTTTAGCTCTTTAACTTCAGAACTTAACTCTTTTACTGCTTGAACTAATAATGGAACTAATCTTTCATATCTAACAGTTAAATAATCTTCTCCTGATTTAGAATTTCCATCACTATCTTTATCAAATGGTGCAATAGATACTGCCTCGGATAACACCGTTTCTACTTCTTGTGCTATTAAACCAATATCTGATTTTCTAAATGGTTTATATCCAATAGATTCATCTGCTTCTTTATAATCAAATGATACACCTCTTAACGTATCTAATTTAGCTAATGCATTTTCTATCGGTCTAATATTCTCCTTTAATCTTATATCAGAATAATTTGATGTAACATCACCTGTTACATTAACATCTCCATAAAATGTGGCTGTTTTATCTGCCGCAAGGTAAAGAGCATCCGATACATTATTCCCCCCACCACCACCTGTGGCAGTTTGAAATGCCATAAATCCCGCATCTGGTGAGTGTGTCTCTACACCACCTCTAATTCTTGCATATTGCCAACTTGAACCAACGAATCGTATTCCAGTATGTTCACCATCGGCACCGCCTGGAAAATGTAATTCAATAGCATCCTTATCATCTGTAGCAGTCTGAACAACAATACCATCCCCAGCAACAATACCTGTTCCATTTGAATTTACCGTCCATCCAGTTGCTCCACCAAAATATGCATCACCAGCAAATGTGGCGTTGCCAGTGGCAGTTAGCCTCATTACCTCATCAGCAGTAGTTACTACACTTGTATCTCCTGTATTGTCTAAACAGAATAATAAATCTCCACGATACCAAGAATTAGAAGTGTCTTGAATTATCATCGCTTTAGGAACAGAGTTTGTAGCCGAATCTGAATTTGCAAATTGCAAATATGGATTACCTGTTCCATTCGCTGAAATTCTAATTCCATTATCTGTGTTTGCAGCATTATTCCCTACTTCAAGAAGAGTGTCGGGAGAAGTAGATCCAATTCCGACATTGCCGGTGTTTTTTATAATCATTCTGTCAGTTGATGCAGAACTTCCGTTATTTGTGCCAAATATTAAATCGTGCACATTGTCAGCTCCATTTCTTTTTGTAGATATAGTTGCGGCTATATAGCCATCATATCCATTTCCTCCCATTCTAAAGTTAAACTTCGCTCCAAATCCATCAGCAGCAGTACCGCTGGTCATCATTCCTAACTCAAAAACATCGTATCTAGCATTTGTAAAACTACTATTGTAATAAAACTTTGCAGTGTTGGCTGAGCTATCTCCTATTAGATGCATCTTTGCAGTGGGATTCGTTGTCCCGACGCCGATATTGCCACCATCATCTATCACCATCCTGTATGCACTTCTTCCTAAATCATAAAAAGCAAGGGCATCAATCCCACCATCTGCTTGTATAAGCCAATCTTCCTCAGTATCCTTTACTTCAACACCTGCACCAGTAGCATTAGTGCTTTGAAATTTACCATATACATTTCCTGTGCCAGATACATCAAGCAATCTATCTGGAGTCGTTGTCCCGATGCCGACTTTATCTGAAAAGGCCCCATAAGCAATTGAACCTGTTGCGGTAGTTACTAATCCTGCTGCAGTTATTGTACCACTTGTGGTATCACTTGCATCATTTTTAAGAAATGCATCATCAACATTAACGGTTGCCGTTCCACCAGAATATCCTACTGTAGCGTTAGTTCCACCTGCAACTATTACTGCACCTAAATTTGCTGCTGTACTAGTTTCTGCAGTTATCGTTACATTACCTGTAGCCCCACTTACATCAATACCATCTCCTGCAACTGCTGTTGCTACATAATTTCCTGTCGTACCAGTACCAAGAGTAATCTGTCCACCACCTGCTGCATTAGCATGAGTGTGTGTTGAGTTTGTAAAACTTGCTATTGTTGGTGTTACTATTGTAGGACTACTTGATAATACTACATTTCCTGTTCCAGTTTTTGTTGTTACACCAGTTCCACCCTGAAGAACGGCTACCGTAGTACCTTCCCAAGTTCCAGTTCCAATAGTACCAACTGATGTTATATTTGTTTGAGATGGAGTTACTATTGTTCCCTGTAAGGTAGAACCTTCTAATCTTCCAAATGATCCAGTTGAAGTTGCTGAGCCACTTACACTTCCTGAGTTAACTAAGTGTATACTCCCCGTAAAATGATGAATATCATCACTTGTATCACCAAACTTAGTACTACCACTTGTATACATTATAGATGAACTTACAAACTCTGTATGAAATTCTTGTGCGGTTATATTTCCAGTTGCAGTTACAT